TATAAAACGTGTAACAAATCCTTTTATGCCAAATGAAATATTCAAAGATTTTGACGAAAATAATACAGTTCTTATATTTGCCGTTAGTCAAAAAAATGTCAAAGAATTAAAATCATATAAGAGATTAACAAAGTACAATGGTTCAGCCAAATTACCAATGAAAGATCTTCAAAATCCATATCTATATTATATTATTACAAATGAAATAAAATATGAAATACCCAGTTTTGGATTGATGAATTTTGATAGTATAAAAAAAGCATTGGGTGATAGAGAAGCAAAATTATCAGAGTTGAAAAGTCGTTTTATATCCGTATTTGGTTGGTTTGATGCAAAAATATTTAATATGGTAATTAGTAAAATGAATACCGGTAGAGGAAAAATAGTAGAAAAATCTAATCCATTAGGATTAGTTACAAGAACATTTTGGAAAAAAGTTTACAATGAAATAAAATAAAGGTTATGTTATGGAAATTAAAATTGATAGTGTAGATGATGTTAAAAAACTTCTTTCTGGACAACATGAAAGTCAAAACAAAGTTCAAGTTGGATTTGTTGCTGACAAAAAAGAAGATAGTCAAAGTAGACAAGTTGGTGAAAAATGGTTTGATTCAGAAGGAAACGAATGGGAACAAAAAAATGGATACAAAATAAAATTAGGAAAAGTATGGCAACAAGAATTACATGAGTATTTAAATTCTTTTCCTAATTGTCCAAAAGATTCTTGTACATGTGGGATGCCAAAAAAACTTGATGAAAAAATGCGTAAAATACATGGAATGTGTTTTGATTGTGTAGTTAAAATGGAACACAAAATAAGAATAGAAGGTAAATGGGACGAATATGAAAAAAGAAAATTAAAAGAAAATGCAATAGCTTGGTTATCGGAAGCAGAACGTGATAAAAATTTAATAGTAGAAGAATTATCGAGATTAGAGTTTACAAATGAATTTGGTGATTTAGAAAAATGGGATACAAAAATCAATAAAGAAGAATTATTAAATAAAATAGAAAAAGAATTTGAAGAGTTTAAGAAAAACTTTATAGATAAATTAGAAGGAAACTCGGAGAAAAATATTGAAGAATAATAGTATTTTGCGTGAAATATTTATAGGAAATAGTGGAGAAATATCATCAAAAAGAGTAATGATGTTTTTGTCTTTTTGTATGATGATAACATTATCAATATTTTCTACTATTTATTCTTTGAAAGTAGAACAATTTATATTCGATGGATTCTTATACATAGTTGTTGGCGGATTGTTTTCAGTAGCATCTGAAAAATTCAGCAAATATATTAAAAAAATAGATGGAGAAAACAGTGAAACAGGTAGTAATTGAAAGAGCAGTTCCAACAGATAAAAAACTGTATGCAAGTGTTAAGTCAAGAATAAAAAGAAAATATAAGGTGTGGCCAAGTGCATATGCATCTGCAGCAGTTGTTAAAGCATACAAAGCAGCTGGTGGTGGTTATAGAAATGAGTCTGTTATACTAAATAATCCGTCATATAAGTTAGAAGGTTATTCTACAAATGCTTGTGGTAAAATATCAGAATTACATTTTATATTGGGTGAATCTGAAAAACATAATTTAGAAGAAGCAGAATATCGTGGAAGAAAAGTAAGTTTAGGTAAACCATTCCGTACACCAGGTGGTCCAAAAAAGTTTTCCGTTTATGTTAAAAAACCAAATGGTAATGTTGTGAAAGTAAACTTTGGTCATAAGGGTGAAGGTGGTAAAAAAACTATGCGTATTAAAAAAAGTAATGCTGCTCGTAGAAAATCATTTCGTGCTCGTCACAATTGTCAATCTCCTGGACCAAGACATAAAGCAAGATATTGGTCATGCCGTTTTGGGTGGCCTAAATCTGGTAAAGGTGCAATAGATAAAACATAAGTTATGAATACAACGTTATTTAAAACAAGATTAAAGACATTGTTAGAGGCAAGAACTTCAAAAAATCCAAAAGAAACTGCTGATGCATTTGGTAATGCTTATGACCAAGCAAATAAATCATTGGCATTTACTATGTTTGGACAAAAATTTGTAAGTGGTGATAAAGATAAATTGATTAGTTATTTAAAATCTGGATTTGAAAAAAATCAAGAAATAAAAACTTCAAATAAAGAGTTAGAACACGGATGGATTCAGATTGCCAGAGGTTTTATATGGTATTGGTTTGAATCAAAATTTCAAGATGCTCCTCCTCCTCCAGGTGTTAGTCCTGCACCAAATGCAGTTAAAGTATTATCACCATTTTTATGGGCAGATAGAATAAAACTCGCCAATAGAATAAAACTATGTTTTACAGAAGGTTCTGCACAAGTAAATGTAGATAGACTGATATGGGTTTTAACAGAGCATCATAAAACTATAAAGGGTACATATATTGGAGTTACCCCAACGGGATTGCCAAGTCCTCCTATTCCTTGGGTTGGTATAATTGGAGAAAAACCATCAGAACCAGGAAAAAAGAAAGATTTAATAAAAACGATAAGAGTTTCCGATTGGACAAAAATAACAACACCAGACGGATATACAGTTAGATTTATTGATGGTTTATGGCGTGGAAATATAAAAGGACAATATGCAGCAAGATTTGATTCAAGCGGAAACATGATAATACCATCCGTAAATAAAACTGCTTTAGAAAATGGGGGACAAATTAATGGAAGATTATCTCCGGAGTTATTAGTTCAAATTGCAGGAGAACCTGGATTATTAGAAAAAACTGCAGGAAATGCTTATTTAAAAATGAAACAAGATGCACAAAAAGACGGAGTTAGTATAACATTTAATAGTATAATTTCAGGATATAGACCATTAGGAAAGCGTGGTGATTTAAAATTAAAAAACGATAAAAATAAAAAACATTTTACACAATGGTCACAGAGAGAAGATTACAATGAATGTTTGTTCGATAATGGTTGGAATGAAAAATCTACTAATGAACAAAAAAAGAAAGCCGAACAATTATGTGCTAGAGATTTTGCAATGCCTACGTTTGATAATTATGGAACATCGAATCATGGGTGGGGTAGGTCAGTTGATATAGGTTCAAAAGATAACCCAAAACTTGAAGCTCAAAAATGGATAAGAGAAAATGGTTGGAAATATGGATGGTATTGGGGCGAACAACCAGATGAAGAATGGCATTTTACATGGGTTTTATCAGGATTTGTTCCACCAAATTTACCAATAGGAACATATTATATTAGAAATTCAAACGGTGAAATTGATCCATCAAATGAATAATAAAAATAATTACATATTTATTTGTATGACACAAGAAGAAAAAAATATAGTAAAACGCATAGTAAGAGAATATGTTATTCAATATGCTAAAGAAGGAAAAAAGCCCACTGGTGGTTTAACTGGTTGGTTTAGAGATCGTTGGGTTGATATTTCTCGTAAGAAAAAAGGTGGTGGTCATCCAGAATGTGGTGCATCTGCTGGTAGTAAAGCTAGAAAAGGTGGTAAGAGAGCATATCCTAAATGTGTTCCTGCAGCAAAAGCTGCTTCAATGTCAAAAAAACAAAAACGTAGTGCGGTTACAAGAAAAAGAAAACACGGTGCAACTGCACGTGGTAAAGCAAAAATGGTTTCAANNATACAAAAGGTTAATTATGGAAGATGTTTTGACACAAAAGATTGGTAATTACATAAAAATATTTACCATAGTAGTTCTTTCAATACTATTGTTATACAATGGATATGAGTACAGTCGTTCAAAAGAGCAGTTAATTCAATCAAAAAAAACTGCAGATAGTTTGGAAGCTTTGATAAACAAGTATGAATTTGATTATACTACATTGAAAAAAAGAACAGATAAATTAGACTCAATAATCGCTGTTCGTAAAGACAGTATTCTTGTTATCAGAAAAAAATTCTATGTTTACCGTGATAGAGAAATAAAAAATTCGGATGAAGCAAAAAAATATATTATCAACTTTTTAAAAGATTAATCTATGAAGTATTTAGTTGCCCTATTATTTTCAGTAACAACAATATTTGCTACTGAAAAAGACTCAATTATATGTTTTAATAAATCCGAAGTAGTATCTTTGGCAAATAAAATTCAACTTATTCGTGATTCAGTAGAATATCTTACTGCAGTTGTAAATGCACAAGATACTTTAATAGAGTTTCATCAAATACGATTTGACCTTTATCATCAACAATTAAAAAATCGTGAACAAGTTGTTGATGCTTGTCAAAAAAGAACGGTAGAATTAGAAAAAATAATACAAGAACTTCAACCTCGTTGGTATGACAATAAATTACTTTGGTTTTTTGGTGGAGTTGGAACTGTTTTGGGAATAATGTTTGTGGTACAATGAGTCAAGTTACTAAAAATTTAAAAGATATTATTAAAGAAGAATTTGCTAAATGCGCGGCAAATCCTATTTATTTTATGAAGCGTTATGCCAAAATTCAACATCCAACGAGAGGCAAAATACTTTTTGAATTATACCCTTTTCAAGAAGATGTACTTAAAGAATTTAATGAAAATAGATGGAACATTGTATTAAAATCTCGTCAGTTAGGAATATCTACACTTATTGCCGGTTATTCACTTTGGTTGATGTTATTTAATCAAGATAAAAACATTCTCGTTATTGCTACAAAACAAGAAACTGCAAAAAACTTGGTAACAAAAGTTCGTGTTATGTATGACAATTTACCGAGTTGGTTAAAAACTGGTGTTCAAGAAGACAATAAACTTTCACTTCGATTTAAAAATGGTTCACAAATAAAAGCCGTTTCTGCTGCTGCCGACTCGGCTCGTTCTGAAGCACTTTCACTTCTTATTATAGACGAGGCCGCCTTTATTGATGATATAGACAGAATATGGGCATCTGCACAACAAACACTTGCAACCGGTGGTACTGCAATAATTAACTCTACACCAAATGGTGTTGGTAATTTTTATCATAAACAATGGGTAAAGGCAAAGCTTGGTGAAAGTGCTTTTAATCCAATAGAATTATTATGGCACGTTCATCCTGATCGTGACCAAAAATGGCGTGATGAACAAGATGTACTATTAGGTCCAGATATGGCAAAACAAGAATGTGATGGAAACTTTCTTGCATCTGGTCGTGCAGTTATTGATGGTGAATTAGTTAAATGGTATGAAGATACTTATATTTCTGAACCAAAAGAAAAAAGAGGAATAGAAGATGCATATTGGATATGGGATTATCCCGATCCAAATAAAACATATATGGTTATTGCTGACGTTGCTCGTGGTGACGGAAATGATAACTCAGCATTTCATGTATTAGACGTTGATAATTTGGAACAGGTTGCAGAATACAAAGGTAAACTTGATACAAAAACATATGGTAATATGTTAGTATCAGTTGCAACAGAATATAATGATGCATTGCTTGTAGTTGAAAACGCAAATATTGGTTGGGCAGCAATTCAACAAATTATTGATAGAGGTTATCCAAATCTTTACTACACATACCGTGAAGATGGTTATATTGATCCATCAGTTCATATACCAAAAGGATATGATATTAAAGATAAATCACAAATGGTTCCAGGATTTACCACAAGTGCAAAAACAAGACCACTTCTGATTTCAAAATTAGAAACTTATTTCCGTGAAAGAACTCCAATAATAAAATCTTCAAGATTAGTTGAAGAACTTTATGTTTTTGTTTGGAATGGATCAAAAGCAGAAGCACAACAAGGATATAATGATGATTTGGTTATGTCATTTTCCATTGGACTTTGGGTTAGAGATACTGCGATAAAACTTCGTCAAGAAGGTTTAAGTAGAACACGAATTAGTCTTGACTATATGAATAAAACAACTGCAATTAAAAGCACAATAAGTGGGTACAATGAAGATAATTGGAAAATGAAAATTCGTGGTAATGATGAAGATTTAACTTGGTTAATAAAATAGTTTTTGAAATTTTGATACATATTTATATTCATGTATAATACTATTAATAAAAGGTGAAAAATGGCCGAAAGAAAATCGTTGTTTGATAGATTAAAAACACTTTTTTCTACTAATGTTGTTGTAAGAAACGTTGGTGGTAAAAGATTAAAAGTTGTAGATACAGCACGTTATCAGGCAGACGGAAACCCACACACATCAAAAGTTATTGATAGATATGGTCGTCTTCATGGCACAAGAGGAACACCAATATCTGTATACAACCAATACAATTCTTTCTCAGCAACAAAAATAGATCTTTACACAGACTATGAAGCAATGGACACCGATGCTATTATATCATCGGCTCTTGACATATATGCTGATGAAAGTACATTAAAAAATGATATAGGTGATGTGCTTACAATTAAAACTGATAATGACAATATTCGTAAAATACTTCGTAATCTTTTTTATGATATTTTAAACATAGAATATAATTTATGGCCTTGGGTAAGAAACCTTTGTAAATATGGAGACTTCTATTTGTATTTAGATGTAAAAGAAGCATTAGGTATTACAAATGTTGTTCCGTTTTCACCATACGAAATGCAGAGAGAAGAAGGAACCGATCCAGAACACATCTACATGACAAAATTTATTTATGAGGGACCTCTTGGTAAAGGTGAATTTCAAAATTATGAAATTGC